AGCTGGCGAAGCAGAAGCTGGCGAAGCAGAAGCTGGCGAAGCAGAAGCTGGCGAAGCAGAAGCTGGCGAAGCAGAAGCTGGCGAAGGTGAGGACGACCTTCAGAAACTTTTCGAGGATGAAGGCGGAGCATTTGCTCCTGCGGCGGGTGTCTCTGCCGCCACGGCATGTGCCCCCGTTGACATCTCCTTTGACGAGGATGAAGATGAGGAGCCTGGCAAACCCGCGATGGCCTCTGACCTTAGAAGTCTTTTTGACACCGAGGAGAGCCTTGCTCAACGCGAATTGCTAGCTGCTCAAAGAGGGAATTTTAGTAACCGCACTGCTTCAAACAAAGGTGCAAAGAAGCTCGGTCAAGTGCAAGGACGAAAGTCTGCGTCTATTGACGAGAACCTTGAATCCTTGTGGGAGCGTCCTGGACAATGAACTTGACAGGATCTGATTTACTGGGGTTAGATCCTGATTGAGATACATATACAAGATACATATACAGGCGTCAGTTACGGAGATTTCAGTCAAGGCATGAAGCAACAAACTTGATGGGCGACGGTTTCGCGGAAACGAACTGAAGCCACCTTTCAGGCGAGATGTGGAGTAGCTGGAAGCTGAAGTTAACGAGATCTGGAGGATTTTATGGGAAGCATTGGTGGTCTTGCGTCGGGCGATTATCGCCTCAGTCAAGGGGCCCTGCGTATCCTGTATCACGTGCAAAAGGACACTGTTCCTGTTCTCGCAAGTGATGCATTTACGCAGAATAACCCCAACGTCCAGACCAACTCGCTTGCACTTTCTTCGACACTTCCAGTGAATGTGAAGAAGGGCGTGCTTGGCGGGTCGGTCGCGTTCACCCGCCCCGATGTCGGGGGTAACACAGTCGGCGGGCCGGTTCTTGTGCAATCGGCGTACGTCGCGAATACACGGCCTCTCGGTTTGTTTATTAACGATGCGCTTGGTAACGCATTCGAGAACACTCCGGGTGTGGCCTCTGGGAAGGGACCGTTTGTCCGCGGTGGTTCTGTTGGCGTGAAGCTCTATGAGACACAGCAGCAGACAACCGAGGGCGGTGGTTCTGTTGGCGATGCTCTTACTGCGTATGCCAATGGACAGAAGCTTTATGCTTCGGTTAACGGTTATCTCACCAACCGCTGGCAGGACTCGTATGAGTTTCAGTGGATTGACGGAGTCTCTGGCTCCGGCGCCACACTTGCTTGCATTGAGCCGGACGTGACCTGTATGGGGATCGTTCTTTCTGGCCCTGACTCGACGAGCGCCGAGCTCTTCGCCGAGCTTAAGTACTGAGAGGAGAAGAAGCCATGGCATTCGGCGTACAGGTAGTTGACAACACCATCAAAGAGCAAGTCGTCGACAAGTATATTGGTAGCTCAGTTGGGCGTAGACGCCTCGCTTCGTCGATGATCCAACCCCTGCGTGATCGTAGGGACTACAGTTCTGTCGGACGGAAGACGTTCCTTGTTGAACAACTCCCCGACGGTGCGCTTCCGATTTACGACAAGGATCCGGACGTGGTCGCGTACGTGATTGGCGAGGAAGGTGAGAGCATTACTGCTGTCGCCAAGCCGCGTCGCGTGATCTTTCCCCTGTTTGAGATCGCAGCTTTGCCCAAAGCCCCCCTGTCGCAAGTCAAGGAGCGCCGATACGACCTCCTGAAGCGCATGCAGGACCTTGGTAAGGCCCAGATCCAGGCAGCGGAAGACGATCGCGTTTTCGCGATCATGGACGCCATTGCGATCAATGGTTTCGATTCACTTCCGGGTGGAACGAATCCGGACATCCCAGTGGTTGCTCCAATCTCTCCGGCCGTCCTTGCAGACGCATTTGCTGAGATTGAGCGTCACGATCTCCGTGTTGCCCGCGTCTACTTGAACGCGGTCGACTATGCTGACGTTAGGAAGTTTGGCCGCGATGTTCTTGACATTGAGAGCCAAGCAACCTTGTGGAAGACTGGAATGATGGCTACGGGTTGGAATGCCCAGTTCATCGTGTCCCGTCTCGTTCCGGCCGGCGTTGTGTATATTTGTTGTGAGCCCGAGCAATTCGGACGAATCCCAGTTCGTACCGAGCTGACGGTCCTTTCGGCAGATAACTCAGAGGAACGTACCATAGGGTTTAGCATCTTTGAGAATCTTGGCATTGGTGCATACAATCCTCGCGGTCTCGTCCGCCTCATTGTTCAGCGTTAATTCGTAAGAGAACGTATTCGCAGATGCCCG